TGGTTGCGTCTCCACCAGCACCAGACCCGCCACCAAGTAACATCCCCTCATGGATTGCCATCTTGCTTATCCTGAGTTGGTCAAACTTAGACCATGCGCCTTGGCTTCTATCCGCATCAATCGATCTCAGGTAATCAAAAACAAACATCGTATCGTTTGCGGTAGAGCTTGAAGCAGGGGCAGATAACCAGATTTTATTCTTCCAGTCAACAGTCCCAGCAAGGTTTAATCTTGTCGGCTCCAAAGCCTGAATATCCGGCTCGATGTCATAAGAAACAGCATCGGCAGAAAGCGGTCCCGATCCGGTTTCGCTCTGGTTCAAATTAAGGTTTGTGCCTTTAAAAGAAAACACCCCGTTACGATTCAACATCAAAAGAGAATCAGAGTAGTTTATCATAGCCCTATGGCTATCCGAGCCTTGCGGAGAGTCCGCCTTAATCAAATTCCAATTAACAGGATCCGAACCACCAACAGTATCACCAAGGAAAAGCAAATAAACCGCCGTATGCCCGTTTTGGTCGGATTTAGTGATAACGATATTCCCGGAAAGCACGCCCAGCCCAGAAATATCCATGCCATCACCTTTACCAACCCTAATAAAATTGGTTGACGGGTATTCTTCCGGCTGGTTTATGTTTGAGAACCAAAGAAAATCCTTATTTGAATCCCCAGCTACCCACAACCTGCCTTGGGCGTATACCATGTATTTGAAAAGCCTCGGGTAACCTTGGTCCGTTGGGGCAGCGGTTTCCAAATCAGAATCAGCAACGTTATCAGTAAACGCCGTTACCCCGTTGGTCACAGCAGTAACCAGCCAATAGGCCCCTTGCACCCCAGCCGTATTACGGTAGATGTTCCAAGAGTTGATCCCATGAGAGAGCGGAGCGGTGGGGATGTTTCCAACCAAAACCGCCGCGCTGGTGAAAGCCGCCGCCGTACTCAAAGCCCCGTAATCACCCTCTGCGAGGTATGAATTCACCCCGGTATAAACGTAGGTGTATGTTCCGTGTACGTTTCCCCCAGCAGCGTTACAAGCGGCTGTAAGAGATTGCGCAGGAGCGGAAACACCTAGCCGGGTAAACTCGTTTCCATTGAATTTATACGGCTGGACATTCCCATTTCCTATAATTGCCAAGTCCTGAAATTGGAGAATATCAACTAGAACGCCATTAGTAAATAGAGATATGGCCGATGCAATAGAATTAAATGCCGTCGCCGTGCCTGTCAAAACCAATATTTTATCCGCGCAAGCTACAAGCAACTGAGCCGACATCGTAGCCGGTCGGTAGGAAAACATCCCATCAATAGGATAAGTAGCTATGGATGAAGCATTGTACTTCACGTACCCGTTCCGCACCTTCACGGCTCCGGATTCATCGTATACCATGTTCGATTCATCCGGAGATTGGTACAACGGAACATTAGCTGTATTGGCTTTAGTGTTCCTCCCCCCCTCGAAAGAGTCAAGGATAAAGCCGTGTTTATTATCAAACGGCATTAGTCCATCCCCAGCGTATTTCCGGCGTAGTCATCTTCATCCTTAACCACAAGCAGGCGATCTTGATACTTCTTGTCACCCCAAATCCCGTGCGCCCGCTTAACGTTGGAATCCCAGTATTGCTTATGCCTATCCGCCCGATTTAATTCTTGGTCCTTCATGGACCCCTTCCAAATGGCATAATCCGGGAGCATCTGCTGAAGGCTCTCATCCTGAATCGAGAAAACCGTAGACGCCGTGGTTATCTGCGCCGCATGCTTGTAGTACCAGAAAGCAAGCGTCTTGGCATCATTCGGGACCGGAGACAGGTAAACGTTCTGATTCCAAGGAACATAGATAGCAGGGTCGCCTGTGGGCCTTGTAGACCCGTAATCAATACCGTCGTAATACTCCCTGTCCCGCATGTCAGCGGCCTTCAGCTTCTTCCCGTCGTAAGTGATATTCTCAATCCTTGCAGTCGAATCGGGAAAGGTGTAAACCGATGTGTCCGTGGTGGTGGTATGCGCCGTATAGGCTTGGAACAGGCCTAATTCAGCCCCTAGAATAGTTTCAGCTTCCCACAAATAACCGTAAATCTCCGCATCCGTCCAGAATGCAGCGGTTACCTCGTTAAGCTGGTATCTAACTGTCGATAATGCTTGAGCTGGCGTCATTCATTCATCACCTCACGCGCTCAAGTGTTCAAGTTCTTTAATCGGGTCGGCGGACTCGACCGAAGGCTTTGCCCTTTGAGGCGTAGCTACGGGGGTTTCACCTTGTATTTGAAAAACAGTCTCTTTTGCACCGGGTTTTGCGGGTTTCCAAGCAAGCGGCTTGGCACCGCTGGAAATTTCCTTGTCGAAACCTCGAAAACTACCGAGAAACCGCACACATTCCGTGCGCTCCATAATGACCGACCCACGGGCAGGGATGCGGATCATCTTACCGTCAAAAAGCTCGACGTAATCCTTGCCGTCCATGTCATTATTGAAGACTTCACGGAGTTCTCGGTCTCTAGCCATTATCCCCTCCAAATATGGACGGTGGGAGTATAACCACCCGTCGCGGTTCTGGTGCTGTCGATTTTCATAAAGTTGAATCCTGCGAGTTGCGGGATGTCAGCATAGAAATTCCCGCTGTTGCTGGGAATCTCAATATCCCGAATACCGGAAGAAGCAGAATTAACCACCTGCGCCTGCAACCGCCGGTAAGTTCCACCAGCAGTGCGGGAAACAAGAAAGAAGAAATTCGCCGTAGCCGACGAAATCTCGCCAACAGCGAAAGTAGGGAACTCGACCGCCACCTTGTTACTCTGCTCAATGGGGACATACGTGGAAACGCTTACCCCCGTGGCAAAAGAGCAGGCGATAGCCTGATGCAGGGCGTACATCAGTAGCCAAATCCCATGAAATTGAACGTGTCACCGCTAGCCGCGCTACGGATAGAAACATTGCCATTGGTGGACGAGTTGATGGAGTATCCAAACCCGCCGGTAACAGCGGTACGAGGCGTCACCGACGCCATAGACAGGTATTCCAGTCCTACCCCGACATCACCATTGCCATCGGTCATGGTGAGAACCCCACCAACGACGCGAAAACGCCCTACAACCGAAGACGGGTCGGTTTCCTGATTTGCTGAAAAAGTGTTTGCCATGTTGTTCTCCTAGTAAAGTGTCCACAGGCGCGACTTATCGCTGGTCGCGTCCTTCAATTTCTTATGAAGTCCGTATTCTATCATGACCTCAAGCAAAGCCCTTTGTCTGATAGGAAAAATATTCCCGTTAGGATAGGATCCAAGGATCCCGCCCTCGGTGCAATTGATGTACGTGCCCGGTGTACCAGCGTTCCCGCCCATAGCGATGTATTCAAACCACGTCTTGAAACCCCAATAAGAAGGCCAAGTCCATACACGGTTTCCGAACACGTCCGTAGCTGGGATAACGCCTTCAAACTTGGCATCATACGGGGAATCGAATGGATGGAACTTGTGATCGTAGCTAAACGAAAAGTCGGCACCTACGAAAATCAACGCCGCGCATCCCAAAACAGCCTTTGCCATGTAGTGGCAAGCCCCAAGGGTATTCCCACCGGTCTGAAACACAAGGCGGAAATCTTTAAGCTCGGGATGGTCTTCGTACAGTCCTTCATTCAACTGTTCCAGCGCGGTATCGTACCAAAGGATCTTCCCCTTCCACTTCTGGTGGAGAACGGGGTTGCAATGGAGGGCAGTCACCAAGGTGTAATCCTTAGTCGCTTCCCAGTATTCTTCCTCGGACTTCTTCCCGCCTTGGGCAACTTCCCAAAGGGTGATATTCCCGGCATCGAGATTGAAGTAATAATCCGGCTTCACTCCTAAATCATGGAAGTATCCGAAATTATGCAGGCACGAAACCAGACCAATTTCCCCACGGTCTTTGAGCAAGTGCGCGTTTTTCTTGAGCGAAGGCCCCGACCCGGCGATTACAACAGGCTTGTACGCCCATTTACCCGATTCGGAACTAACCTGATTTTCCACAGGCTTGAACATCTTCAAATTTTGGCGTTTGTTGTACCGCCATTCATCAAACCACGAATTTACCGTGATTTCATCCCCGGCAGCGTATTGCTTTTGCAAATCCCGCTTATGAACCGGAGGCTCGATAGGCTTTTGGAACTGGAGACGGATTACCGCCTGTCCTTTTTCCAGCTTCACGAACGTCGCATAATGGGCTTCAAGTTCATCGCGGGTCTTGAAAACCTCTTTCGTCAACTGACAAACAAAGAAGGGAGCCGCCCCGTTATTGCTAACGGGGGGCGTCCCAACTTCTTGAACCTCAGACGTTTTCAGAGCGTACCCCAGATTTGGGCCTTGCCAGCAGCAGCGGTAGCCGCCACCTGAAGCATGACGCCAAACGGAGTAGGTTCACCCACGACGTTAGAGAAATACGTTGCCTGCGTCTTGCGGCTGATATTTCCAGTGTTCGTGGTCGAAACCATGATCAGTTTGTCACCCTGAGCGAGTCCGGTATTCAGACCAGCGTAGACATCTACGAGGCCTTTCACCAAAACCCATCCGTATTCACCGTAGGGGATGTCCACATGCTTGATGATTCCGCAAGCAACATCCACATCGGTGGTCGCTGACTGCATCATAAAGCTGAAGCCCGTCGATGCCGACAAGTACACAGCGTAGCCCGCTTTCGCGGTCGCGGTATTCTTGTTGTACATGTAGACGTACTCATCACCATCAGCCACACAGCGGTCGCCAAGGTTATGGCGAGGCACAGCGGTGACGAAAGAGATCCCTTTATCCAATACTTGAACGTGTCCGTATCCTATTTTATCCTCCCTTAAGCTAGGGCCGTGAATGCACCCTGCATCCGGCAGTTGGAACCAGTCAACGCGCCCATCCAAAAGACGTGGGCATATCGCGCATCCTGATTCACAGGGGTTTGAAAGTTGGTCAAAGAGAAATTACGGTCTTTCTGATACTTCAGAGAGATGTATTTCTCATTCAACATGAACAGGTACCCGCTCGGGCAATGGCTGTCCACGATGATCGGCAGGCCGTTCCACAAGATATTCGTGAAACCGGCTTTAACCGTTTCTTCGTCCCCAAACCGCTGTTGCGGCTGGATGAGGGCGTAGAAGTCATCATAGGTGTTCTGCGTGGTGACAATAACCGTAGGCCGGTCACTATCCACCGAGCAGTCACCGTACAAGGCCTGAGCCTTGGCAAGCGAGAGGGCCGTAGTCGTGGAATCAATCTGGGCATTCCACCACGAATTCGAGGTACGAGAGATAATCCCGTAAGTCCCCGAGTTCAGCACCATAGCCCGAAGGCCGATGATGGCGTTGGTAGTGTTTCCAGCGTTGAACAGTCCAGTTCCGAGTTGGTCAGACAGAGACTTTTCAGCCATCTGGACCTCAGCCTTCAGCATGTTCACCACCTGCGCATCGCCGGAATTTTTCAATTCGTCGGTGCCGTTGATGACAATCGAGGCCTTACATTGCTTCCACTCGAATTCGGCGGAAGTCATCTGCTCGTTGCTGGATACGTTCAGGGTAGATCCCCCGGTGTACCACTCGAAGTTTGATGTCGTAGCATACGCAAGGGGTTGCATGATTTTGGTTCCCCCCGGAACGCTCTCGTACCATTTCTTTTTCGCCCGCTGTAGGAGCGCATTGGACGCGAAAATGTTGTCCACCATAGTCGGAATCCAATGTCTCCGAGTGGTAGAAGTAAGTTGGTCGTTAGTAACGGCCATGGTTCATCCCTTTCAGGTTATTCCCATTTCCTGAAGGCTGAAGTCTAAGGCTTGACCATATCCGTTGGCTCGTTTAACGGGAGCGGCAGGAGGTTTAGCCCCCGCACCAACAACGATACCAGCCCGATTCCCTGCCTGCGTGGCAAGAGATGCTTTATTTGCGCCTTGAAATTCGGCCTGCTTTTTAGCCTGCTCAAACATCATGGCACGAAAAGCCATATCCGGGTTGGTTACGCCATTGTCCCGCATGAAAATGAGAAGCTGTCTACGCAAATTCCCCTCGCCGGAATCTTTCTTCCAGTCGTAAGAGTTGTATTTGCTTTCGAGCGAACTCAATTCCTGATTCAACGTATAGTCTTCCTGAAACTGCTGCATCCTCTCCACTTGCGTAGCAAGCTCGGAGTAACGCTCATCGCCTTTAGGCTGTTGGGCTTGTTGTGAATATCGCTGCGCAAGAGTCTGTAACTCCTGTGCAAATTGTGGGTTTTTCTGCAAAGCCTGTTCAAACTGCTCGTACTGCTGGTACTTGGGTTTTATTTGGGCGTACTGATTGCGTTCAGCTTCCCAAGTGGCTTTATTCTCCCGATACGAGCGGCCAAGCTGCATAAGCTCGGTGATCTCGTTGCGGTCTTTCGGGTAGACCGTTTCATGCCGAAACTGGAAACCAAAATCTTGCGGATTGAAGTTGTCCTGTGCCGGGAGTTGCGACCCGTCGGGGTTCGCTTGACCATCACCTTGCGGGGCTGGGTCAAATTGAATTTCACCCATCAGACATTCCCCGCAAATTCAACGGGGCCGCCTGAAACACTCTTACCGCCTTCCATTGAACCGGAAGGCATTTTGTTGAGGTCTCCCCCAACATCGCCAGCGAATTCAATAGGGCCGCTCAAATCTTGAGAGGAGCCTTTTCCCAAACCGGAACCGGAAGGAGAATGTGAAACATCCTTCTCTCCGTCACCTGTGAAACTTACGCCGTTTCCCATTTAGTCCTCCGTATGCCGCTAAAGTAAGCGGTATTACATGATTTGTGGTCCGCCCGCGCCATTTTCCGGAACCTTCCCGGTACCTGTACTACTAGGCATGGCAGGCGATTCACCGCCTCCGCCGCCCATTTGCATCATGGACTGGATAAGCCCTTGAAGCTGTTGCATGGCTTCCTGCGCTCCGGGTTTATCCCCTTGGGCCTTCAGAAATTCCCCAACCGCTGAAAGGGTTTCCACTAACGTCTCGATCCCCCCACCCTGCTCAGGCGGTCCACCCGGAGGGGGTGCGCCCATTCCCGGAGGCGGTCCGCCCGGTGCGGGCTGTGCGGCTCTTTGAATTGCTCCCATGTCTGCCATATCATCCTCTTTGGTTATGCCACCTTCGCGGCTTGTTTTTGGGCTTCTAACTGTTGCTGGTTCGCGGCCTCATCGGCTGATGCTTGTTGCTGTACGGCTGCCTGCTGTTGGGCTGCGGCTGTCATACGCTGAATCACGTTTTCCTTGTTAGGCCATTCAAGGGTTGTCAATATTTCCTCTTGGTCAATCACCCCGGCTTCAAGCAATTTCAGCCCAAGGTTAGCCCGCTGGGCCTTCTGTTGAGGCAACGCCGTACCCGCGACAACCTTGACATCGAAAATACTCTTGGGGGCCGAAGCCATTACCGGGGCCTGCATTTCATACTGTTGGGTTTCCACGTTCCACAGGTAATGCTGCTGGTTTATCTGGTATCCCCGCTGTCCCAAATCCTCAATGAAGAAATTCATGTAATTCGGGATGTCAGGGTTATCCCCGGCAATCGTCACCCACCGGGCTTGCTTGTAGTTCTGAAGCATGATAGGGATGATGATCCGCCCAAGTTTGGAAAGGCTGGTTTCAAGATTCCTCTCCTTCAGCCTGATACGAGTCTGGGCGGCATCCTCCAACGTCTCAATAGCCTGAGCGGCTGTAATCCCAGCAGGCTTCCGACCTTGTGTAACGTCGTGAATCCCTGAGACTTGGTCGATAAACCCTTGCAGGATTTGAATGAACTGGAATACGGCGTTGTTTATGGGGGGAGCGACCTCTCGCTTAACCTCGGTACCCATTAGCTTTCTGATGATCATCCCGACTTTATTGGTAAGGTTTTCAGGGTTTACGCCTGACTCCTTATCCATCACCCAAACAGGATTTGACATCAGCCGCAAATACTCCGTCACCGATTGGACTGTTTTATTCAGCAGCTTCTGCAAATCCATCAACGGCTCGGCGTCACCCTCTCCGTAGAAAGACCGAGGCATCAGCGTTGAGATAAACCGTACATACGGGTTGAAGCTCGGCAGCTCGTACGGCTGTTCAATGGACTGTAAAACCACGTTTTGAGATGGGAGGATAGTGGTTAGGTGCCCACGGGGGTACTTCTTCCGCAACCCCTTCTTAGGCTCCGCGCCTTCCCCCACCTGTAAATCGTACTCCTCTACCGTCTCATCCTCATACCAAATCTCCCATCCTTCCGCTAGGGCGTTGTCGTTAGCCCCTTGCGCCTGCTGGGAACCTTCAGGAAACCCCCGGTCTTGGTCAACGGGAGAGACAAGGGTAACCGTGCCGTCATATACCGCGCCCGTCTTTTGGTCCCGCTTCTGGCCTGCTGAATCCCCGTGTATCTCGTTTGCTTTATCAGGGAAAAGCCGCTTCCACTCACCAACGGTTTTATAAACCTTCTCGGTCACCCGCTTGCAATTACGGTCAAAATCCTCGGCTTCCTTATTCACCCAAACCAAAGAAGGGTCTTTCACCTCTATGCAAATATCCCCCAACCCATCCTCAAGCGATGGATCCCAGTACACCTTAAGGATTCCGCAATCAATGATCCCCGAGTCCATCAAGGTCTCGACAATCTTGTTCTGCATTGCCTGACGTTCCCAAAGGTTCTCTATACCATCGGAAAGCATTTGCGAGAACTGGAACGCACCGGGGGACTTGGGGATTACATTAAATCCGGGTCGCTTATCGGTGAGAATCGGGATAATGGTCTGCAATACCACGCGAATGACGTTGATCTCCGGCTGGCTCTTACCTCCCTGATTCTTCTGGCTTGACCACGTCTTTCCCTTGTACGCATTCCTACGTGATTCCCAATGTGTATCGAACTCCTTGCGGGCTTCCATATCTTGGTGTACCCACGCCTTAATCATGCGGATTTCCCGCATATCCTCGGAATCCTCCGCGCTTACGTTGGTCGAATCCTGAACCACTCCCATGTTCATGGGAACCTTACCGCCTACCATCTCAGCCATCGAATACCCCTCTTGGAACATCGTAAGACTTTAGGCCAGTAGGCTTATGCTCAGGTTTGAAGTCACCTAACGCCACCGGCTTAGTCCCCGTCTTTTCGTAAATCCTGCTACACACGTCCCGCTCCTGCCCCTTGCTTCCGATATACGCTCCGAGAGAATGATTGTAATGTCCTGCGTATTGGCTCACGCCGAAATTAAGCGAACCGAAATCCTTGTGCATCTCAAGGGAGCATTTGGGGCAAATCTCAACCCGCCCACCCTCGCTCATGGGCTTCATCACATCCTCGGTATGCCCACAGCGGCATTTATAAGCGTATGACAACATTATTCGTTATACCAGTCCATTTCCCTATCAGCACGGTCAACGTAAACGCCCGCCATCTCAAGCTGTCTTTCTGTGTACACGGGAAGCTGAAGGCGTTTAGACTCCCTATCTTCCCTGAAAGCCTTTGTCATCCAAGTGACGTACCTGTTAGCATCCATGAGGTGATTGTGGGCGTTGACAGGTTCCTCATCTAGGTTTTCTTCTTCCCCGTCATCCTCATCATAGTGATAGGTCGAATACTCGTCCTCGGTATGCCCGCACTTCCCTTTGAACATCTTGTATTCACGGGAGCGGATTAGCGCGGTATGATTTAGGATTCCATTCTTAACCGATCCCTGCTCTTTCTTCACAGCCACGGCACGAATGCCAGCCCGCTGAAGGTCTGCGATTGTACCCGGGTCCTCGGAGTCGCAGTAGAACGTCTCAACCCCAACTGTATTCTGGATTGAGTAAAGGATTCTCACCACATCCGAAGGCGTTTGCCCGGTCCTATATATTTCTCCAATCTGGAAATCCTTCTGCTCTTTACGATGTAAAGCCCGAATTGAGACGGCGAAAGGGTTAGTAAAACCAAAGTCAACGCCTGCCACGATGTAATAATCCCTAGGGTTTGGCTTGAACGGGTCGGTGAAATTATCCTGCTCATGGATGTCTGGGTACACGAGGCCCGCCATGCGCTCAAACTGCCCCATGTACTTCATGGCGAATACGCGAGGGTCTAGGAGGCGTTTCTGCCTCTCGTATTCCTCTTTGGGGAAATATGGGTTATCCGTGGAGGCGAACTGTATAAAGTTTACGTCCGGCCTCTTGCCTTGCTTCCAAGGCTTATAGAGGTCTTTCCATAACCAGTTCAAAGCGTATGGGGTAGTGGTGCCAAACACCGGAGCGCGGCGAAATGCCGCACGGCCTTGAATGTTCGTCCACGCCTTCAGGTTACACTTACCAAGCTCATCACCCCAAATCCCCTCCACGTTGGTCATACCTTCGATGGAATCGGGTTCATGGAGTGACCGCAGGAATATCCTTCGGTTTCGGTTCATTTCAAAAACATGTTCAGACTTGTTGTACTTCCCCAAGCCGTTGAATAATTCGTGAAACTTAGGCTCCGTGGATTGGTTGAAAATCTTTACCGTGGGGGCCGTAACAAGGAAATTCGTATTGGAGTCGTTTTTCTTCGCTACCCTACGCTTTAACCACAACCCCCCGCAAGTGGTCTTGCCCCCTTGGATGCCGGAAAGCATGATGGTCACAGGCTTTTCGCTTAAGTATGCCTCAAGCTGTTTGGCGTGTAGGGTAATCTCAGGCATTCTTAATCGTTTCCACTATCTTGCCATCAGGGGATTTGATGATAGTCGGTTCGTGGAAGGTATGCTCGATTTCCTGCTTGATTCCATATTTCTTTGGTGACAACATCCTAGCGCGGTTGAAGCGGGTTTCCACTCGGAGCTTTGAGCGTTGGATATTCTCATTGTCAACCTTCTCGTATTCGGTCCCGTCTGGTCGTTTTAAAACCTTGACATCGCCTTCGGAACTGTCGGAAATATCCCTAGCTTCATCCACCTCAAATTCAACGGCGGCATGCCTCGCCTGTGTGATAATGTCCGAGAATTCTCTATTTTCGACAAGCCATTTACAAAGCGTTGACCTTACAGGCATGTCTTCCATGAGGCATATTTTAGGGAGTCCAAGCCCCTCGGATACAAGCGTCCCAATTCTTTTAGCCAGCTCAATGGAATAGATTGTTGGGCGGCCTGCTGGCATGTGGACAAAATAGGCTTGCGGATTCGCCTACAAGCTACGGTAAGGTACCGGAATCTTTCTTTGTCTACTATATCCCGTTGACTATGTACAGGTGACGGGTTATGTTTGACTCGATGCCAAAACAATCTGTTGACGGTCCCGGCCAGAGAGTTGAATTCCGCTGCAAGAAGAAGATTTATGACGCCGTGATGGGTGAGATAGCCCTGTCATGGGAGAATACCAAGAAGGCTCAGGCCGATGGAGTCTTGGACGCCGATTTCGAGTCGATATCCTCATTTTCAAACAAAGCCTTGGCCCGTGAAGTGGTCTACCGGAGGAAACAGCGTGAACAGGCTTGATTCGTGGCGTGATGCCAAAATTCTTGTAACTGGTGGGACTGGGTCGTTTGGGAATGCGTTTATCCGCATGACGGCTCCCCATGTCAGGCGAATTATCGTGTTTTCGCGGGATGAGATGAAACAGAACGAAATGCGGAAGCGTCTGCCGGGGGTGGATTACTTCCTTGGCGATGTGAGGGACGCTGGGAGGCTCAGGAGGGCGTTTGATGGGGTGGACGTGGTAATTCATGCCGCCGCCCTTAAAATCGTCCCTGCCGGCGAGTATGACCCTGAGGAATTCATCAAAACCAATGTGCAGGGGTCTTGCAATGTGATTGATGCCGCTCTTTGGGCTGGGGTGCTCCGGGTGGTTGCACTTTCGACAGATAAGGCCGTGAACCCTGTCAACCTGTATGGGGCCACCAAATTGACCGCCGAACGGGCTTTCATCGCGGCAAACTCCTATTCCAAACCAAATGGTCCAGTTTTCTCGGTTGTACGCTATGGAAATGTAATGGGATCAAGGGGTTCTGTCATTCCTTTGTTCATGGAACAGGCGGCAAAAGGTGGGCCAATTACCATCACGAATCCCGAAATGACCCGCTTCATGATCACCCTTGAACAGGCTGTCGAATTGGTTTGGGACGCTATGAATGGGGAAGCAAAAATCCACGTCCCGCGCCTACCGGCCATGAAAGTGAAGGACATCGCCGACATCGTAGCCCCCGGAGTTCCCCAAACAATTGTCGGGACTAGGCCGGGGGAGAAAATGCACGAAGCCCTCGATCCGTTCTATACCTCAGACAACCCGGAGCGTTGGTTTGAACCTTGGGAGCTAAAAGAATGGCTGACATTGAATTACGGCCCGTCACAGTCTCCGACGCCGACTTTCTCTACCATCTCCTAGAATGCCGCCCGGTATGGGCCAATGTTTCACATGAAACAATGCCATCATGGGAACAGCATTTGTATTTCATTTTGGACGGCGGGCAACATCCGATTTACAAAAGCCATAAATATACCGCTTGGTACATAATTCCTGATATGGGGGCTATTTACCTAACCAACATGGATGAAATCGGGATTTCCTTATTGCCTATGTATCACGGACTGGGGATAGCTGATAAGGCAATCAAGGAGCTTATACGCCTGCACCCACGCAAACGGTATTTGGCGAATATATCTCCTAGGAATACCCGGTCAATAAAATTCTTCGACAAGCACGGATTCAAGCACGTTCAAAACACTTACGAATTGAGGGCAGAATGAAAATCATAGGCGATCCGGGTAGCTGTCATCTTGGTTCATTTGATAAGGCGTCAGAATTGGTGCGCATCGGGGCTAATGCTGGACTGGATGCCGTCAAGTTCCAACTACTTACGTCAAACGAGACTAAAAACGGGAACATCGGAATGAATTGGGATTGGCTGCCTGAGCTTATCGTCTTGGGCGACAGACTTGGGGTTGAAGTGTTCGCCTCTGTTTTCGACAATTCG